TACCAAGATTGTTACATATATTGAGAACTATAAGATCAAGCGTCCCTGTATTGGATGCGGTCAGTACCTACATCACAGCCAGATGGATTTCTTTGATGAAAGCCTAGAGCAGAAGATTGTTGGTATTGTTGTTGACCAAGAAACTTATGAAGAGGCTAAGAGACAGGTAACACAACTAAAGTTCTTGTGTGCAAACTGTAATCGTCTTCGCAAGTTCAAGGAAGCAAACAAGGGCAAGTAAGGGTTAGAATATGGTATAATATCCTTATGCCATATAAGAACCGTGAAGACCTATACGCAGCACAAAAGCGTCATAGAGAAGAAATTAGAAGAAAACTAACTTCCTATCTTTTGGAAAATCCATGCGTGACTTGTGGGGAGCCAGACCCCATTGTGCTAGACTTTGATCACATTGACCCAAAGACAAAATATAAAAGCATTGCTCAGATTATTTCTGGACACCCTTCTTGGGCAAGAGTCATGCTAGAAATAGAAAAGTGTAGAGTTCTCTGTGCTAACTGTCATAGGAGACACACCTACATGCAACAAAATCACTGGGGTAAGACCCAGGATCTGCCCCTGTAATGGCGGAGGTTTCTACCCTCTATGTGCATAATGGACTGAAAATGCAGGTTCGAATCCTGTCAGGGGTGCTTCATACTTACTAGGTTCTGGAAACATGTCAGCCAAGATAGTTTCTTTTAGCAGATCAAATGACTTATCTTCGCTAGATATAAAGGGATAGTCATTTCCAGTATAGGATAGTTCGTTCATATAACTTTCACGATGGTATCTCTTAACGTCTGTAATCGTCTCTGACGCTATTTGATAAAGGTTACCATATATAGACCTGGTCTGAAATGGCAAATAAGCAATGTCAGCCAATTTTTCTTTATTGAGTATCATTGGCACGTGGATATCGTAGTCAATTGGGTTTTTTATTCCAAGTCTTTTTAGGCAATCCATGGTTTTCTTTAATGAGATCACATATCCAGATGTAGGATTTACTTGGCGGTATCTAGCGATTTTGTCAGACAACAATCCACCGCTATAGGTCTTAAGTCTTTTAACAGGCTTGATCAAAAAGAAATCATCGTTCATATAGATAAAGTTCTTAGAAACCTCTGGATGTTTTGCTACAGCACCCAGGGCATAGCGAATGTTGTTAAACTTAGTAGACTTATCTTCTACAGGAATGAAGTCACCAACATACCAATCTGGTTTATATCCTACAACCCATATACGGCTCTCTGGCAGGTTTTTAACTACAGATCGAATAGAATATCTAAGTTCTTCGTTTTCACCTTTACGACAGATGTAGACTATGTCCATAACGATTAGGCTATCGAACTATTGACCCACAGACCAGTGGATGCTTGGTACTTAAGAACCTGACCGTCTTGTGGGTCGGTAATCTTTACATTGTGAAGTTCTTCAAGTTCATACCCATTCTGGACCTTTACAAAAATCTGACCATTGACCTGTTGACCCCTCGTTACAACTCCGAGGTATACAAGGTGAGCAGGAGCCACAGGCTTACCAGCAAGACCAAAGATCAGTGCACCATTAACTCCAAGCCAAATAGGATCTCCAGTGTTTGCAGAAGACGTGTCGAGTCCCTCAAGAAGACCTTCTGTAATCACAAATCCGAATTCATTTGCACCGATAGTTTCAGCCATAATACCCATGGTCTTAGATGAAGTGGTTTCCGAGGCATTGGATGCTACGCCAACTGGGATGTTGGTAGAACTATTATTAACAATCTTGGTATACACTGGGGTACCTTTAGTAATTGTTGCTCCATTAGCATTCTTTACAATGTGCTTAACAGTACTTGTATAGTTTTCGATCCACTCAGTGTTATAGTCACTTCCGTCTACCTTTGCCAAAATGTCTCCAGCAACTCCACCAGGAGGCACTCCAGGTCCAGCAGGACCCTCTGGTCCAGGAATTCCATCAGTGTGATTCGTAAATCTAGACATTAGTTACCACTCTCAAGATTGGTTTTCATTACAGCAATCTTAGAGTTATTGGTATCTGTGATTGCGAACAAGCCATCTCTTCCTTGAAGTTCCCAAGAAATTGCGTGTCCAGGAGCAATACGATATCCATAGTTTGAAGAGGTAACCCCTTCTCCACCAAGATAAACATATGCAGAAGAGTCAACATTTTGGATCGTAATGTCCATGCCAGAGTGTAGGACTGCTGGGGTAAGCCTAGTGGCGGTAGAGTTGCTAAGTGTTGTAAGTGCGTGAGTAGTCATATGACTATTATACACTAGTTATTCTGATAGTAATTGATAAGCCCAGTTGAGAACATCTACAGCAATCTGGTCATTAGCCATGTCTTTTTGGTGCAAAAGGGCACGGAACTTTTCAAAGAAGTGAATTCTTTCATAGGCGATGGCAAGATCAAACACTTGCTCTCCAGCAGGACCAAGAACACCAACTAGCCTAGTTACTTCACGTAGAATTTCTTCGGAATCCATTCTACAATTATACCGCTGTTTTCTGGTATAATTATTATATGAATAATTGTACACTTTGTAATGGTGAATTGGTAAATATCATCTATGGATACCCAACACCGAAGTTAATTGAGATGGCTAAGACTGATGGCATTGTCCTGGGAGGCACACCAAAGGGCTTCAGACCTACTCACTACTGCCATGCTTGCCAGGAACAGTTTCCACAGAATGACCCTGCGTATCCAGACTTCTCGTATCAAGATCTTTAAGCACGTTTTCTAGGTATGCACCACGTCTAAACATGGCTACGATTTCTTCCCCTGTAACCTCATAGTCAAAGTCGTCATACACTATGGTATATGTTCTATCTGGGAAAATCGGGTATCTAAACTTTGACATGATACAATTATAGCATTTTGGGGTAGACACGGTATTGGTTAGATGGTATAATTATAGGATGAAAAATAACAAGTATAGAATTCAGACAATTATTGCCCTGTTCGTAATGCCTCTTGCAGTTACCAACCCAGCACAGGCTGCCCCAGTTGTTACACCTACTGTTGTTACAGCAAAGCCAGACAAGACAATGGAACTTCTAAAGCCAATCAAGCCTGTTAAGGTTGTTTACACAAAGAAGACAAGGCTCAAGCCACATGAACTAAAGGATATCCTACATGAGGTCGGATTCCGAGGAGAAGGTTTGAAGAAGGCGTGGGCAACTGCCATGAAGGAGTCTACAGGGCGACCACTAGCACACAATCGCAATAGCAATACAGGAGACAACTCGTATGGTCTGTTCCAGATCAACATGATTGGCTCACTAGGTCCTGCACGTTTGAAGCAGTTCGATCTAGACCACAACAAAGAACTGTTTGACCCATACACCAATGCCAAGATTGCATTCCACATGTCTAATGGTGGCAAGGATTGGTCAGCATGGCACGGCATCACAGAGACAACGCTGTCCTGGATGAAGAAGTTTCCCAAGTAAGGATAATTATGGACATCAATAACCTAGCAAACATGCGTCTATCTGACTTTGAGCAGATCGGCAAGGCAGAGTACAACAAGGGCTTTAGGGCTGCACTGGAGACAGTAACTAATCTATTAGACAAGCAAGTGTGCGAAGACTTTCTCGCTGATGATGTATGTGACCACGATGGTTGCAGTAAGTTCTCGGCGTTGAGCCAAGGCATAATCACTGTTAAGAATAATATCCAGTAAAAGTTCGGCGGTAAATAAGAGAACAAATACAAGACTCCGTCTTGACATTCTCTAGTATCCACCATATAATTAATATATCCAAATAACACTAAGGAAATATATGCTACCCCTAGTAGAAATTAACACTGAATCATTTTCGGCAGTAGTCCCAAACATTAACGATATGCCTGCTATGCGTCTTATGGCGATCCAACTTGCACAGAGTTTTGAATGGCAGTACGGCATGATGATGAACCTATTGCGTGAAAACATTGCTCCAGAACTCCAGGAGAAGTTTGATAATCTTAGCAATGCTGAGATGCAAAAAATTATTGTTCAATGGGTTGACAACGCAGCCTGGTAACGGTATACTTAGTATATAAAGTTTCCGTTAAACGAGAGAAGAACATGCAAACTTTCCTTCCATTTAAATCATTCTATCACACTGCCCAGGCATTAGACAATAAGCGTCTTAATAAGCAGATTCTAGAGTGCTACCAAATCCTCAATGTACTATCAAACGACGATCCTCATGCTGGATGGCGTAATCACCCTGCTGTCAAGATGTGGCGTGGCTTTGAGATGGGTCTATACCAGTACGCTATGGTCATGATTGAAGAAGCCAACATCCGTGGCATCAAGACAGAGAACAACCTTCGTAATCTAGAGAACCTTAACGAGAGAGCGTACAAGGATTGGGGCTATGGTATGCCTCTCTGGATGGACGACAAAAAGGTTATGGCACGTGTGACAACTACACACAAAGCAAACCTATATCGCAAGGACCCAGAGTTTTATTTTGAGTTTCATACCGCCGTCGAATCGAAAAACAATGAACCATGTTGCGACCGTTGCCAGTACTACTGGGTAACACACAAGGAGACTGTATGACCAATGTGTTTCTAATTAGCGATACCCATTTTGGTCACGCCAACATTATTAAGTATGCAGAACGCCCATTCAATACCGTTGAAGAAATGAATGAGGTAATGGTTGAGAACTGGAATAGTGTTGTTAAGCAAGGTGACAAGGTGTATCACCTTGGAGATGTAACCATGAACTCTAAGTCACTAGACATCTTGTCACGCTTGAATGGACGCAAGGTTCTTATTAAGGGTAATCACGATATCCAGAAACTGAAGTTTTATACTCCGCACTTCTACGATATCCGTGGTAGTCACGAACTAGATAACTTTGTACTAACTCACATTCCAGTTAGCGATACCCAAAAGTTGCGGTATAAAGGAAACATTCACGGACACCTACATGAAAAGAACCTACAAGATCCTTGGTACTTTAACATAAGTGTAGAACAAATTAATTACACGCCAATAGCATTTGATGAAATTGTCAGGAAAAAAACAATTGAGCAACTATAAACTAAGACTAGCACACTGGATTGCCAGTAGCGAACTACAAAAAGAACAATCAAGACGTAATCGTTCATTCAGGAAGATGGCTGTAGCCTACATCGTAAACAGCCTAATTAAGATTCTAGATGATGAAAAGATTTGGAAGTCAAAGAGGCAGCGTCAGGTATTGATCGCACTGTTTGAATCATATGCAGAAGATATGCTTTCTGATGTAGATACTATAAATGATCAGTTGGCAGCAGTAGCACTGCTCGTTCGTAATGGCTATACCGTTACCTATGAAGCACCACCAATTGGAAAAACAGGT